TCGGCGGCAAAACCCTGTTAGGTGGCTGATGAAAACACTACGCCAACAAATCCTGCGGCGGCATGAGGCGCTGCGCAACGAACGTTCGCCGTGGCTCAAGCATTGGCAGGACGTGAGCAAGCTGGTTTTGCCCGCATCCGGCCGCTTTATCAGCAGCGACCGCACCCCGGCGAAATTTAACGACATCTACGACAACACCGCGACGCGGGCGATGCGCACCCTGGCCGCCGGGCTGATGAGCGGCATGACCTCGCCCGCGCGCCCGTGGTTCAAATTGGCAACGCCCGACCCGGAAATGATGAAGTACCACCCGGTCAAAGTCTGGCTCGATGAAGTGGCGAAAATCATCCATGCCATCTTCCATTCATCGAACACCTACCGCGCGCTGCATACGATGTACGAAGAGCTGGCGGTGTACGGCACGGCGGCCTCGGTCATCGAAATCGACTACCACAACATCATCCACCACCACCCGCTGACCGCAGGCGAGTATTGCATCGCCACCAACTTCCGCGGCGAGGTGGACACGCTCTACCGCGAGTTTGACAAGACGGTGGCGGAAGTGGTGCGCGAGTTTGGCTACAACAACGTCTCGCAGACGGTGCGGACGATGTACGACAACGGCGGCCTCGACAACTGGATAACCCTCATCCACGCGATAGAGCCGCGCGACGTGCGCAACTCCGGCAAGACGGCGAAACAAATGCCGTGGCGCAGCGTCTATCTCGAAAAAAACGCGCCGGAGGGGCAGATATTGCGCGAGAGCGGCTATCCGCGCTTTCCGGCGCTGTGTCCGCGCTGGAGCATATCGGGCGGCCACATCTACGGCACCTCGCCGGGGATGGAGGCGCTCGGCGACATCAAACAGCTACAACACCAACAACTGCGCAAAGCGACGGCGATTGACTACCTCACCAATCCGCCGCTGCAAGTGCCGACCTCCATGAAAAACCAGGACGATGCCATGCTCCCCGGTGGCATCGTGTACAACGACGCCGGCACGCCGATTACCCCGCTGTGGCAGGTGCAACTCGACCTGCAACACCTCGCCGCCGACATGCAAGAAGTGCGCGGCCGCATCCAGAACGCCTACTACGCCGACCTGTTCCTGATGATTAGCACTCAGGACACGCGCATGACGGCAACAGAGGTGGCAGAGCGGCACGAAGAGAAGATGCTGATGATTGGCCCGGTGCTGGAACGTCTGCAAAACGAACTGCTGAAACCGATGATCGACATCACCTTCGACGCGGTGATGCAGGGCGGCATCCTGCCCCCGCCGCCGCAAGAATTGCAGGGGATGGAGCTCTCGGTGCAACTGGTATCCATCTTGGCGCAGGCACAGCAGGCGATTACCACCAACAGCATTGACCGTTACACCAACGCGGTGATGAACATGGCGCAGGTGAAGCCGGAAGTACGCGACCGCCTCGACGCCGACCATTGGGTGCAAATCTACGGCGACGCGCTGGGTATCGACCCGCTGCTCATCGTGCCGCAGGACAAGGCTGACGAAATCCGCCAGGCACGGGCGCAACAACAGGCACAGGCAGAACAGCAGGCGCAAATGGCGCAGATGGCGGATGCGGCGCAGAAACTCGGCAACACGCCCGCCGATGGCGGCAGCGTGCTGAACCACCTGATGGGGTATGGCAATGCTTGAACCATTTGAAACCCCGGAACAACGAGAGGCGCGCGCCGCCGAACAGCGGGCAGCGCAGGAGCGCGACCTGGAACAACTGAAAAACGACGTGGAAGCGCTGATGGCGACCGGCGCCGGGCGGCGCATCGTCTGGCGGCTGCTTGAAGCAAGCCACGTTTATCAAACCTGCTACCGCGACAACCCGCTGCAAATGGCGCGGGCGGAAGGGCGGCGGGAAATCGGGCTGATGCTGACCGAATGGCTGAGCATCTACGCCTGGGAGAATTACCAACTCATGCTTACGGAGGCAAACAATGAGCGAAGAGAACGCGACGCCCGACAACGGGCAAACCGAAGCGGCGGCAACACCGCCGACTGAAACCCCGGCACCGCCCGCGGCAGAACCGCCAGCAGCGCCGTCACAACCGGAAACCAACGCCACGGGCGGGGAAGAAGCGAAAGCCGACACCCCGCCCGAACCGTATGCGCTCGACTTTGGCGTGTACGGCGAGAACGTGGACGCAGGAGAGGCGCAGTTTCTTTCTCAAATCGCGCAAGAGAGCGGTGCGGACGCGGCGGCAGCATCGAAGCTGGTGCAAGACCTGACCCTGTGGGGGCAGGTCAAACACGAGCAACAGGTGAAAGCGTGGGAAGAAGCGAGCCGCAACGACCCCGATTTTGGCGGCGAGAAGTTCGCGGAAAACCTCGCCATCGCCAACCGCGTTTTCGAGGCCTACGACCCGCAGGGCGAAATCCGCACGATGCTGGCAGAAACCGGCTACGGCGACCATCCCGACCTCATCCGCTTCATGCTGGCGATTGGTCGCGACCTCGCGCCTGACCGCATGGTTAGTGCAAGTGGCGCAAGCGGATTAGACGCGCGCGCCCAATTTCCCAACACCCCCGGCCTCAACCCATAAGGAGTAAATATGGCTACCCTCAACAAAGACGCCCTCTACCCGACGCTGGCGAGCCTCGCGCAGCAGATGGACAGTAAAGGCAACCTCATCACCGACATCGTCGAAGTTCTTGACGAGACCAACGAAATCCTTGCAGATATGGTTTTCCAACAGGCAAACGGTGACACGCATCACAAAATCGCGGTGCGCAACGGCCTGCCGGAAGCGGCGTGGCGCATCCTCTACAAAGGCGTCAAGCCGAGCAAATCCAGTGTTACCCAAGTATCTGAAAGTATGGGTATGTTGGAAGCACGCTCTATGGTAGATACGCGCTTGCTCAAACTGCACAACAATTCCGCAGCCTGGTTGGCTGCCGAGCAACGCCCTTTTATTGAAGCTTTGAACCAGCAGATGGCGGAAACGCTGTGGTACAACGATGGCATCATCAATGATGAACGTTTTATGGGATTTGCGCCGCGCTATAGCTCACTTTCTGCGCCGAACGGCAAAAACATCATTGACGCGGGCGGCACCGGCTCCGACAACGCTTCTATCTGGCTTGTCATTTGGGGCGGGCAAGGCTGCTTTGGCATCTATCCGAAAGGTTCAAAAGCTGGCATTGAAAGCAAAGACATCGGCATCAACACCGTGCAGGACGATGAAGGCGGACGCTTTGAAGTTCATGAGAAGCTATTTATGTGGGATTTGGGGCTTTGTGTGCGCGACTGGCGTCGGGTGGTGCGTATCGCCAATATCGACACCACCAAACTTACCAAAGATCTGAGTACAGGAGCGAACTTGGCTGATTTGATGGCGGATGCGTTAGAAATGGTGCCAGACCTCAACGGTCGTCCGGCCTTCTACATGAACCGCAACCTGCGCCGCATCCTGCGCGGACAAATTGCGGCGTCCGCCAAACACACCATCACCCAGGAGCAGGTCGGCGGTCGCCGCGTCACCAAGTTTGGCGACGGTGACGGCGTACCCGTGCGCATCTCCGATGCCCTGCTCTCAACCGAAGCCCGAGTTGTCTAAGGAGGAAACATGATTATCGACAGCCTGCTCCGCTTCTCCGTCGGCCAAAGCGCTGACGGCGACAGCACCAACACCATCGACTGCGGTGTGAAAGCCGCCAACTACGGCATGGCCGACCGCAACCTCTACATCGTCGTCACCGGCAAAGAAGGCTTTGCCGCAGGCGACACCCTCGACGTCGCCCTGCAACACGGCGACGAAGAAACGGCGAACTTCGCCACCGTGGCGCAGACGGGCGCGCAGCCGATGGGCGTCGGGAAGCAAATCGCCTTCCCCGTGCCGCTGGTACACAAGCGCTATTTGAAGCTCACCTACACCAAAACCGGCACCGGCGGCAAAGTCGATGCGCAAATGGTGGACGGCCTGCAAATGGCGATTACCCATCCGAAGAATCCGAAGGTGTGGCCATGAAAGTAAGAGCCATCGCCAAAGGCTACTACGGCGGGCAAATCCGCGCCCAAAGCGCAGTTTGATATAATGGCGCATTTTAACAGATTCATAAGGATCCATCATGAGCAGTATCGAACAGCGTTTGGAATATCTGGAAGAAGCAAACGATGTGCTGCGTATGCAGAACCACGTCCTCGCCACCGCCCTCAAAG